GAACAGGCGGCAATTCGCCGCCCGGCGGCGGCGCGCCGTTCATCGGAGGTGCTCCGGGAGCGGGCGGTGGCCCACCACCCGGCCCCCCAGGCGGCATCGGCGGCCCGCCACCCGGAGCACCTTCCTCCAGGGGCACCTCTTGCGGCATCCCTGTCGCCGGGTCCGGTTGCGGCGGCGGACCCTGCGTGATGATGAACGCCGAGACGTCCTTGACCCCGAAGCCCTTCTGCAGGATGTGCATGTAGAGGGCCTGTGGGTTGGCCACGCCCATCTCCAAGAAAGGCATCGAGGCGTCGACCAACTGCATCGCCGACTGCCGCCGGAACGTCTCGTTCTGCGGCTCGGTCGACCCGGCCGCCACCTCGAAGTCGAACTTGCCCTGGATGTAGTCGACGTCGTAGGGCACCCACGCCTTGCCCGGCATGGTGACGATGCGGGCGACCTGCTCCCCGGTGAGGAACTGCTGCATCAGCCCGATCACGCGCTCGCCGATGCGGGACAGGCTGCCCTCGATCGAGGCCAGACGGTCCTGGGCCCGAGCATTGGCCGAGTCCTGGATCATCGCCGCCTCGGTGGCGGTGCGCTTCATCGTGTTGGCGGTAGCGCCGCGCTGGTAGTCGGTGACCCCAGAGACGCGGTCGATGTCGTTGGAGATCATCGCCGACTGGTCGTAGAACTCGGTCGGCGTGATCACGGCGGGCAGTGGAGCGATGACGTTGGCCGGGTTCCCGTCCGACATCACCGGGATCATCGTGTTGTCGATGTCGGCTTCGAGGGCCTGCACGCCCTCACGGTCGAAGGCGTCGCGCTCGTACAGCCACTTCCGCTGGAACCGCTTGCGGTGGTTCATCATCTGCGTGCGGGTCTCGTTCAACTCCAGCTGCAGCGGCTCCAGCTGCTCGACGTCGCCGCACGGGTAGAAGTGATCGGAGATCTCGTAGTTGCGCAGCATCTCGAAGGGGTGCCCGGTGGCGTAAGGCATCGCCCGCGGCTTGATCAGGAAGGCACCCTCGCCGCTGTTGCCTTCCTCGTCGGCGTCGAGGGCGAAGGTGCACATCGTGTTGCGCTTGATGTCGTAGAACTCGATGATCTCGCAGAACGACTTGGCCCCCTTGGAGGGCTCGTCGCCCTGGCGGGAGTCACCATCGCCGGTCGACCAGCGGGACCATCCCCGCGCCGACACCTTGCGCCGCGCCGCCGGGCTGTAGCGGTCGTCGACCTGCACGTCCTGGATCGGACGCCACACCCGCTGGGCGATCCAGCACATCTCCTTGGGGTGGCGGGCGTCGGGGTCGACGAAGATGTCGAACAGCGAGATGCGCTCGACGAACGGGCGGTCGTCGTACACGTACATCTCCGACTCGACGTTGCCCTCGATGTCCTCACGGTCGTCGATGCCGACGTCGGCACCGGCCGAGTTCATGTCCGGCTCCTTGGAGTCGACCTTCTTCTCCTCGGGCGGCTTGGTGAACTTGTAGCCGACCTTGCACCACCCGTGGCCGCAGATCAGGCTGTCGTTGACGGCCAGGCGGAACTCGTCCTGGTAGCGCCACTGGCGCCACAGGTAGTTCAGCACTTCTTCCGTGACAGTTGCCTGGGCTGCCTTGTCCGGGGTGCGAGCGTTGACGACGAACTTCGGGTTGTTCACAGCGACCGCCGGAGCCATCGTGTTGATCGTCGAGAAGATCAGGTTGATCATCAGCCGATCAGCGGCGCTGTCGCCCGAGTGCTGCTTGCCCCGGTACAGGTCGATGTAGCGCTTCCAGTCGTCGTCGTAGCCCTCGTCACGGCGCCACGTCTTCGAGCGCTTCACCTCGTCGCGGTAGAACTGCAGGCGTTCGGAGAGCTTCATCCCGACTCCTCATCCAAGAAGACGATGCGGGTCTTGCCGTTATGGCCATGGATCGCCTCGATCGACTCCAGCCCACGGTCGTAGTGGCACACCGATGAGGGCCACTCCGTCAGCCAGCGGAGGAACCCGACACCGTCGGAGCAGATCATCCCTTCGGCCACGACACCGGTCCCCGACACTCCGGTCAGGTCTTCGTCGCGATGTAGCTCGAATCGGCGGCCGGTCATCCCGACCAGTCCTGGCTACCCAGATGGGCGATACCCGGCCGGTTCACGTCCCCCACGTGCTCGGCGACGTACTCGGCATTGGTACGAGCGGCAAAGTTGTCGCGCCCGTAGAGATGTCCGCCTCCACGCCAGACGAACCCAACTGACGCGACGCGGCACCGGAAGCATTCCCTCCCGTCTTCCTCGGCTGGCTTACGGCCACACGTCACGCAGATCACGGCGCGGCGCCACCCACCCAGGCGCTGCCGGTCCAGCAGGCCCGCCCGGCAGCACCCGCCACCTGGCTCTGGACGTGTTGACCAGTCGTCCACGGGGTCGAAGGAACGGCGGTGATGCCTCCACTCATGATGGCGGCCTGAGTTGCCGGGATGTCGCAACCGGTCGGCCCGAATGATCCGGGAATCCCGGCGTAGGCGGTGGTGGCGGCGAGGGTGGCGCCGCCACCACCGAGATAACTGTCGCCCCACACTTCGTGCGGGTTGGTGTCGTAACCCCGCTTGTAGTGCCGAGCATTCGGTCGCACGTGCAGCCGGGTCGGCTGCCGCTGGGTGTTGAGCCGGTTCGTCATGAAGCCCTCCAGTTGATCGGATCACGTGTCCAGTGCTTGCCGTACGGTTCCCGCTCCGACCGACGACCTTCCCGTCGCACGCTGGCCAGCGGATCGTCGCCGTACAGCTGCTTCTCGAACCAGCCCATCGTGCCGGGGCCCGGTTCGATCTGCGGCTCGTACTGCTTGAGCCACACGTACTTGAGCATCTGCCCGGCGATGGCCAGGCTGATCGTGCGGTCGTCGAACGGGGAGCCGGACATCTTCCCGGCGTCGTCGCGGACGAAGGTGCGCAACTCGGCCAGCGTGGCCGCGCACCACAGCGTGATCGAGTCCTCGCGCAGCGACATGTTCAACTCGTCGACCGCCAGCGGCTTGGTGATCTGCGTGGTCCGCCAGCCGAGGATCTCGGTCGGCACCGACCGCTTGTACCGGGGCGACCGCTGCATGTAGATCGGGTGATACTTGGCCCGATGAAGCGCTTTCAACGTGGTCAGGCCGTGGTTGTTCGACTCCACGCCAATGAGGGCCTGGTTGTACAGCCGCCCCAAGGGGGCGAGGACGTTGGTTCCATAGAGGTCTGGGTCGATGCGACCGTGCCAGGTAGCGACCACGTGCCCATCGCGAGCGTTGATCACATGGGCCGAGGAGAAGTCACCGTGCTCGTAGCCCTGGGCGGGGTCGGCGCCGATGGCGTAGCGCCCATCCTTGTTCGGCCATTCCCAGATGCTGAGGTTGCCATCGGGCTCCGGCACGAACTGCCACTGGCGGTGCTCGGCGAGGTACCCCTCAACCATCGGTGGCTTGACCATCTCGGCAACCTTGCGCAAGACCTCGATGGAGAACACCGGACGACCTGACTTGAGGAACGCATCCTCGGGGTTGTCGGGATACTCCTGGGCCAGCTGCCAATCGGGCAGATCTTCCTTCTTCTGCTCGTACCACTCCCCGTCGCGCCCGTTCGCCCACCACGGGTGGAACATGCACTTGAAGCGGTTCTGACGGTTCTGCGCCGCCACCCACATGGTGTGGAACAGGTTGCCCTCACCGTTGGCGGTCGAGAGAGCGATGACCCGACCGCCGACGTCGGCGATCGGCTCGATGGATGACCAAGCTTCGTCGCCGTTGGGAAGGTACGCCAACTCGTCGATGACTGCCAGGTACACGGTCTCGCCACGAGCCGGGTCGGTCATCGACGGCAGCGACTCGATGTAGCTCTCGTTGGCCATCTCGATCTTGGTCTGTGTCATGTTGACCGGCGGACCGCGGTACTTCATCCACTCGGGCAGGAAGCGGTAGGCGTACTTCGCCTTGGCCAACAGCTTGATGGCGTCGCGCTCGGTCCTCGACAGCATGATGACGACGCGGTCGGCGTAGAAGAAGCAGAGCCAGAAGGCGTACACCGACACCAGCGTGGAGAACCCCAGCTGCCGGGCCTTGAGCATCAGGCTGTAGCGGTTCCTGATCCACAGGTCGACCGAGTCCCGCTGGCTGTCGAACAGCTTGAACGGGATGCGCCCGTGCTCGGGGTGCTTGATGTAGACGTAGGTGCTGCAGAAGTACTCGAACGCTTCGAGCAGGCGCGCCGGGTCCTTCGTCTGCGGGCAGCACTTGCGCCACTCCCGCTCCTCCAGCAGTTCGCTCAGATCGAAGTCAGCCAGGGCGGTCACAGCGTCACCGAATACGGCGGGATCATGTCGAGGTACAGCAGTGGGTTGACCTGGTCGGTGTTGCTGTAGGCGCTGATGGCGAGCAACCCAGCCGACGAGATGGAGGCTCCGATGATGAATGGTCCGGTCGAGCCGACCTTGCGGGCACCGAGGTTGTAGCGCAGGGCGCGGGGCGGGCGGACCCCGATGGGCAGGGTGGCGAGAGTCCCGGCGGCGAAGGTCCCGGTGAGTTGAGCGACACCGCGGATGTACACGAGGTCGCCGATGATGCGGTAGGCCGGAACGTGCGAGGCCGCCTCAGCCACCCAGCCAAGACCGAGAGTGATCGTCGTCCAGGCAGGCGGGTTGGCGACCGCCACAATCGGGTTGGCCGGGTCAGCGCTGTTGACGGTGATGCCGCTTCCAGCGACGACGGTTTCAACGCCCACGTCAGTGTTGCGTTCGATGACGGCGATGCGCCGGAGCAGATCGAAGTCGGCTCGGCGTGCAGACGGCGACTTGGTGTCGGGCTGGTAGCCGCCGATGACGTCAGGCATCGGCCCGGTTGGCCAGTTCCGCTTCGGCGCGCTCAGCGAGCAGGGCGAGCAATTCGTCGTCGGGGAGGTCCTTGGCCGAGCCCTTCATCACGGTGACGTCCATCTTCTTCGGCTTGACGACGTCGATCGCCTCCAGGTAGGCACGGGCGGCGGGAACCTGGCGGGGGTCGGTGCGGTCGGTGGCCGTCTCGAACAGGGCGTCGAGCACCGACTTCGCCCGCTCGGGGGAGCCGACCGTCTTGCGGTACTGCCGCTCCCACTCGGCCAGGAAGTCGGGGTCGTTCTTCCACTCGGTGATCTGGCCGCGGTAGCAGCCGAGTTCTTCGCTGAGGTCCTTCTGCTGCGGGGGACTTCT